GCACAGAGACTGTACAAGCTAGTGCTGTATTTGCTGTAACAACAGCAGGTGCACCGAGTTTTAGTTTAGGGACAGAAACTGTAACAGCAGGTGCTAATGTAACTACAACAACTGCTGGGCAAATGACTTTTAGTATTGGAGATGAAACAGCTTTTGGTGAATCATTCCAAAATTTAATTAATCTTACTGTAGGTTCTCCAGATTTACAAATTTGGAATCAAGCAGATGATAGTCAATCAGTGACATGGGTAAATGTAGAACCAGGATCAACGGATTAGTATGGCAGATGACGCAACAATAAGTTTAAACGCAACTGTGTTACCAGATGAAATATCTAAAACTATTGCTGGTAGTGTAACAATAACACCAGCAGATGCAAACGATAAATGGTATTACAAATTAACAAGCGTGTCAAACGCAAGCACAGATTTAATTGCAGGTTATTTTACAGATTATACCGCGGTAGATGATGACACGGCTCCAACAGCTGTAGCTACAGGGGATAAAGTAAATTTTATTTTTATAAAAAATACTGATTCTTCTAATGATGTATACATTGTTTTGGATGCAGGCACTGCTTCTACTTCTGCAACTGACGCGATTAAAATAGCTGCAGGACACTCTTGGTTTGGAAACTTGCCAAATACAACAGTAGCTGATATACATGCAATTTCATCATCTTCTACTGTAACATGTATTGTAGCAGCACTACTAGATGACGTAGGTTAAGGAGGATAAATGGCATCATCATATTCAAGTTCATTAAATTTAGAATTACAAGCAACTGGTGAAAACTCAGGATCTTGGGGTACCAAAACAAATAACAATTTACAAAAATTAGAATCAGCTACTAAAGGATATGTATCTGTGGCTATTGCTAGCACATCAGATTCATTAACTGCAACAGACGGTTCTACAACAGATGAACAAAGTAATGCCATAATTAAATTAACAGGAACTTTATCTAACAATACAACTATACAGTGTGAAGCTGTAGAGACTTGGTACATTGTTGATAACGCGACAAGCATGAGCACTTACACCTTAGGATTTAAACCAGCAGGTGGAACAGCAACTAATCTTGTAGCAGGATCCAAACACATCTTGTATTCTGATGGTTCTACAATGTTCGATGTCTTGAACGATGCAGGTAATATCACGGCCAACGGAACACTAACAGTGAGTGGTAACACATCACTTGATGGTGGTAGTTTTACATTTAACGAATCATCAGCTGATGTTGATTTTAGGATAGAAGGTAACGGCGATGCAAACTTATTTTTTAGTGATGCAGGTAATGATCGTATTGGTATAAAAACTAACTCACCTTCTACAGAGTTACATGTTGTAGGTGGTGTAAAAGCTACTGGCGCAATTGACTTTGATGGTGGCGGATTTACTTTTAATGACTCACATGCTGCAGTTGATTTTAGAATAGAAACAGATACTTTAACACATGCTTTTTTTGCTGATGGTTCAGCAGATAAAATTGGTTTTGGAACAGACTCTCCAACAAGTGCGCTTGTAACTGTAAGTCAAGCAAGCACTTCAGCAGCAATAGCTTGTTTAACTTTAGATCAAGATGATACAGATCAAGAGTTTATAAGATTTGATGGTACAAGTGCATCGGATCAAACAAAAAGTTTAACAACTGATACAAGTGTGGGAAGTTTAACCGGACATATTCGTGTTAATATTAATGGCACTGATTTCTGGATACCATACTACGCAACTAATTAGGAGCTCAAATGCCGTTAACAAAACTGCAAATAGCGCCAGGTATAGATAAACAAAATACCGAATACGGTGCAGAAGGTAGATGGGTAGATGGTGATAATGTTCGCTTTCGTTATGGTCAACCTGAAAAAATAGGTGGTTGGGAAAAAGTAACGAGTGATGCTTTACTTGGTGCAACACGTGCCATTCTTACATATTCAGATTTAAAAGGTGTTAACTACGCTATATATGGTACTAACAAAAAACTTTACGCATATTCAGAAAACAGTTATGCTGATATCACACCAACACGTGCTACAGGCACAGGTAATATAACTCAATTTGGAACAACATCAGGATCAACAACAGTCACTGTTACAGATGCAGATCACGGAGCTTTAATTGGTGATTTTGTTACTATTGCTAGTGTAAGTGGAGCTGTTGGTGGTATATCTGCTGCTAACTTGCAAGGTGAATTTGAAATTCAAACAGTTCCTAGTTCTAGCACATATACAATTGTAGCAAAAGCTTCTGCAAGTTCTACTGCAACTGGAGCTACCGCTAATGCCACATATCAAATAAACACAGGATTACCTACATCTATCTATGGATACGGTTGGGGTGCTGGTACGTGGAACGCATCTACGTGGGACACAACTAGATCTGGTCTTACAGGAGCAGATGGTGTTTTACTTCAATCAGCAAAATGGGCACTTGATAACTGGGGCGAAGATGTTTTAGCATCTAGGTTTGATGGTAGTCTTTATTATTGGGATACATCAGGTGGTTTATCAAGTAATTTAGCTGCTAGAACTGAAGTATCTGGTGCACCAACTAAATCAAGATTTATGTTAGTTTCTGGTGATGATAGACACGTTATTTGCTTTGGTACAGAAACCACAATAGGCACGACAACAACACAGGATAATATGTTTATTCGTTGGTCTGATCAAGAGTCAACAACAAATTGGACACCTACAGCTACAAACACGGCAGGTTCACAAAGATTAACAGATGGCAATCAAATAAATACAGCTGTAAGATCTAGGGGTGCCATATTAATTTACACAGATACAGCGTTGTATCAAATGCAATTTATAGGACCTCCATTTACTTTTGGTTTTAAACAACTTGGTTCTAACTGTGGTGCTGTAGGAATACATAGTGCTATTGATGTAAGTGGTATAGCATTTTGGATGGGCAATGATTCTTTCTTTCAATTTGATGGTGCGGTTAAAAAAATACCATGCAGTGTACAAGATTATGTTTTTGATGATATAAATACAAATGCACTTGGTGATGTGTTTTGTGCATCAAATACAGATTTTAATGAAGTTATTTGGTTTTATCCATCTAAAAATTCTACACAAATAGATAGACATGTTACGTATAATTACGCAGAAAATTTATGGTATGTTGGAACATTAGCACGTAGCTCTTGGGCTGATCGTGGTGTGTATGCAAATCCTTACGCAGCAGAATTTAACTCAAGTGATACAACTGCAACAATATCAACAATTACTGGTGTTAAAGAAGGACGTACATTTGTATATTTACATGAACAAGGTGTTAATGATGATGGTTCTGCTATGAATTGTCATATTGAATCAGGTGATATTGATATTGCAGATGGTGACAATTTTATGTCCATATCTAGATTTATACCTGATTTTAAAAATCAAATTGGTAATGTAGACATAACGGTGAAATCACGTCCTTATCCAAGTACAACACAAACAACACATGGTCCTTTTGAAATAGCAACATCTACAACTAAAAAAGATACACGTATACGTGGTAGACAACTTGCATTGCGTGTGTCAAGTGATGCTGTTGACGACAAATGGCGTTATGGCACATTAAGATTTGATGCTAAACCAGATGGCACAAGAGGAGGATAATGACTAAAATAACAGTACCTTTATTACCACAAGCAACACCTGAATATGATCAATCACAAATGGCACAACTTGTACAAACTTTAGATCAATTAATTTTTGCACTAAATAATACTTACACATCAGAACCACTTAGAGATGATGATGAAGCAATAACATGGTTTTTAGGATAAATGGCTAATACATATACAAATTATAAAGCAATATTAACTACCAATGCGTTGACAACGTTATACACTGTGGCATCTGAAAAAACAGCTATAATAAAATCAATACGTGTTGCTAATATAGATGCGCAAAATGATTGTAAAATATCTATATTTTTAGTAGATAGTGATAGCGTAAGTTACAATTTACAGACAGATAGAACAGTAGAAAAATTAAGCACAGAAGAGCTATTAGCAGCAGGAAATTTAAATCAAAGTTCAGCTGATTCTTCAATAGCTTCTCCTTGTCCTTTAATTGCTAAGGAATCAGAGGTAATTAAGGTTCAAGCTGAAAATGGTGGTGATTTACATGTCATATTAAGTGTGTTAGAGATAAGTTAATTATTGCATTAAGGAGATAAAATGGCTATAAAAGACGATATTACCGTGATTGCAGGAAGTAAAATACCTGTATTAGATGTAGAAACAAACACTACTATCAAGCACGCGACAACAGGGAAAGTCTACGCCGATGAAAAAGAAGCAGATGATGATGTCAATAACCCTGAAACCAGCACAACAAAAGAAGATATAGTAAAAGATGTGGCAATCAAAGTTAACAAACTGCCAGACATATTCGGAGGTAGCTCATAATGGCACTATCAACTAGACGAAGAGACAGATCATATCCAACGCCTATGGCGCCAGGTTTTGATGATAGTAATAGAGAGAGTTACATAGCAAGATCAAATCAAGGCATAGCATCATTACCTAAATCAAACGTTATAGTAGATTACAATTTAGGTAAAGGTGGTAGAGATCCATCCATGATAGGTGGTTTTGGATTGGGAGCAATGGATCCTGTTGTTGAAGTACCTACAGGTGGTCCTGCAGGCATGGTTGGTGAAGATCGTTCTGACACAACATTAGACATGTTATTAGATAACATTTTCCAAGAAAATATTCCTGAAAAATCTTACAGAGATTATCTTGATAGAGGTCTCGAGGCTTTACCAAACACGCTGTCACCACTAACACCAGCTACATCATACTTAGACCCTACAGCAGACGATTACTTTTTAAGAGAACTTTATAATAAATTTGTTAATCCAGTAGACCCAGAAAACGAAGGTTTACCAATGGATGAGTTTCAAGAATACGATCCAAATAATCCTAACATGTTTATGTTACCTGATGATATGAATCCAAATGACATGGACATGGAAAACATTATAAATCAAATGCGTGAACCACGATTAGAAGCTACTGCAGATACTTACACACTAGAAAATTTATTACAAATGCTTGGTGATGCAAGAGATGCAGGCAATGAAGAAGAAATGGAAAGATATATGAATGATTTAGAGC